GCATACGCTTTTTCCAGCTCGGCATCCGGATCGGTTTCTATTGTCAGCTGAGTATAGACCACTTCTTCGGGCTTGATCTCTTCTGCTTTAATGACATTCCCAGCCTTAAAAATAGAATCACCCTTCTGTGCCTCCGCCAGAATATCCTTGAATTTATCATGTGCAGTCAGCATGACGGCATCCACATCCCGATCACCGGTGCGCTCTCCATAGGGCAGGCGCAAGCCGCGACCTACCATCTGCTCCCGCAGAATTTTGGATGCGGCTGTCCGAAGCGGGACAATGGTATAGAGGTTGTTGACATCCCAGCCTTCTTTGAGCATATTGACATGGATCACGATCTCCACTGGATTTTCCGGATTTTCCACATCCAGAAGCAGACGAGTGTTCGCTTCGGTCTCTGCGCCTTTCTGCTTAGAGTGGACGATGATCGTTTTGTTGCGATACGCACCACCACGGAATTCGTCTGACTTTACGAATTGCTCCACACAGGTTGCGTGATCTGTATCCTTGCAAACTACGAGCATAAACGGCTTCACCACAGGCTTGCCGTGATTGGCAGCGTAGACTTCCAATTTGCGCTTTGTGCTTTCATGGCAGGTGATACCGTCCAGCAGCATCATTTTGTCCAGCTGCTCGTCACCAAAGTTGTAAAAATCAATGTCGGAGCGTGTGACAGCAAAAGGTGTGCGAGTATAGCCGTCCTCGATTGCCTTGGACAGCGGGTATTCATATACCACATTTTTGAACGGCACCTGCTTATTTCCCTTGGTCACCAACGGTGTCGCTGTCAATTCCAGTCCCAGCAGCGGATGCAGCTCGTTCAGTGCCTGCGCCCCTTTTTCTGCCCGGTAATGGTGCGACTCATCCATAATAAGCACAAGATCCGGCAAGTCGGACAACACCTGATAGAACGAGTCCCCAATGAGCTCGTTCACCTTTTTCATGTTTACGCCCTCTTTGTTGAATTTATCGATGTTATACACGAAGATGTGAACATCGGATTCAAACAGGGAGAGCGTTTTTTCACGGTAATCGTCATCCGTAATGATCTGCGGCAGCGTGCTGAAACAGCCAAGCCCCTTGAACACATACTTGGCACTGTTGTTATCACTGAGATCCTTTTTGAGTTTTTCAAAAATCGTAGTATTGGGAGCAACCACGAAAAAGTTCCTGATATGGTGCTGTGTGTAAAGGTAGGCGATAAAGGCTCCCATCAAGCGAGTCTTGCCGACACCGGTCGCCAGAGCAAAAGTCAGGGACATAAAGTCACGTTCAAAATCGAAGCAGATCGGATACATAGCGTGGACAGCGCCCAGTGCCGCTTTCAGATTCATACCTTTACGGAGCTGTACGGCGTTGGTGATCTCTTCAAGAATCTTCAACGATTGCGTCTGCGGCTTGCGGAGAGACATGACGCCGCTGATATAGTCTGTGGTATAGAGCGGAAAATCGTTAGACATCCTCTTCCTCCTCGTCGCAATCATCATACACCGGCGGGTGTACGATATTCAGGTTGTAATCCGCTTTGCCGAACTCGCAGCGTTCCAGCAGCATTTGCGGGATCTTCTTCACTGTGATATTATCGTAAGCCTTGTCCAGTCCGCTGTCAAAGGAGCGGCAAGCGATGATCAGATACTCGCCCTCCTCCATGGTGTCCTTGATGGAGTCCAGATAGGGGCTGTTCAGGTGGCGGGTAGTCACAAAGAGGTAGCTGTTCTCGTTGCCTACAGACTGTTTCCAGAACAGGTCTCCATCCGGCTGATAGCGAAATCCCTCGTGCAGGGCGACCGCAGCTGCCAGCATATTGGCGTCGTAGTCCTCGTTGATGACATATTCGTCAAAGGGGTCTTTGTTAATGAGCGTAGGTGCAACCTCATAGAAACGATAACCACCACCGCCCTGCCAATTAACGGCTTTTGTAATGCCGCTATTGTCAGCGCCTAAAATTATACTATCCAATCGAGGTTTGCACAGAGAATAGGCATGGCCGCCCATTTCGACACCAATATAGCGCCTATATATTTTGTGCGCCACGGCGGCAGTTGTGCCAGAGCCAAGAAAACTATCCAAAACCAAATCGCCCGGTTGTGTACACATCTCAATTATTTGCTGAATCAATTTCTCCGGCTTTTTGGACTGAGGGAAATCAACAGCACCTTCTCTGGCGACATTCTTCATCCATGCATTCATGTCCCAGTAGGTTCCTTGAAGGTCTTTTTTGTATAACTCCCCATCAATCACTTCCGAGGTGTCCCTTAACCATACAAGCAGATTACAAATATCATCCTTGTAGAATTGTTCGTAAACTTTCCCTCTATTTTTACCTGTTTTGGGCACATATTCAATAGAAAGGTATTGGCAGTCAATTCCCATTTCTTTTTTGTAGTCAATTATACGAGTTCGGATTGAAGATTGTGCATTTGTAGTCCTAAAAACGCTAATTCCATATTTCTTATATGCCGCTTTTGTTGTTATTCCATCTCGTTTGGCAATTTGATTAATAGACATCGTAACAACTTTTTTTCTTAGAAATACCTTTATTTCGTTCCCGTCCCCATCTACAGTAGAACCAAAATACTCCTTTTCGCCAGGATCCACTAGAACAGTTGTGTATTTCCAGCTTTTCTCCTCATCAAGATATTGCTGTATCAGATCGGACATTTCAGTATATAAGTATGGGCCGCTGAACAGGGGCATTAATTCGTATTTTTTAGCATAAATAAGAATATACTCGCAATTTTTCTTGAGCTTTTTATCTTCTCCGCCGCCGGAGGCACCTGCAACATTTTTCATGTTGACAGAAACCATATTAATAAAATTCGAACGGCCAAATACTTCATCACAAAGAACCTTCAAATAAGCCTGTTCTTCATCACTGATTTGAATGAAGATAACACCCTCATCACACAGCAAACTGCGTAATAACTGTAAACGAGGGCGCATTCTGTTGAGCCAAAGGGAATGCTCGATCAAATCGTCGTAGTGCTCATTCATAGCACCAACATTATACGGCGGATCGATATAGATGCACTTTACCTGTCCGGCAAATTTACTCTCAAGTGCTTTCAACGCCAGCAGATTATCCCCATGGATTAGCATATTCTGCGTATCCGGGTCGGCGGCAGTGTTGGAAAGCTCCGCGCTTTCAATCAGCAAACGAGGCTCGACTCGAATCGGCTCGTCCTTGCCGTACCATGTCAGTTCCAGTTTGTTAGCCATTATTTATCCTCCTCGCTTTCGCAAGGGAGCTTTCCGGACTGCGCAGCCAGTTTCCTCTCCTGAGATTTGACACGCCGCTCCAGTTTTTTAATGTCTTCTGCAGCAGGCAAATTCTCCGGTTGAATGCCACGCTGTCCAAGCATATCCCGCACGGAGCGATTGTTTTGCACATGTTCTCCGGTAATGGCCCGCTCGCCTTGAAGATCCTTTTCCTCAACATTGTAGTTGGTCATTTCTGCCGCAAGGTTCTTTGCGGCAATGGAGAGCGTCGGCAAGAAATCAGCCAGTGGGCGATTGTCTTTCACCCCAAGTCGCTCCTTCATTTCTTGCGTCGTGTAACCGCCAAACAGAGCCCGGTCACCCTTCGAACGAATGCGTCCGAACCCGGCGTCATCCACACCACGCTCATAAATATTCTGTGAAAGCCGTTTTTCGGATTCCCGCAGTCTGCCTCTGGCTTCTGTGCGCTCAATAAGAGAAATGCGTTCTTCGATCAGCTCCTGCTTTCGAGTCTGGACGGCAAAATAACTTTGTGCAAAGGCAATTTCTTCTTTTTTAGGATCTCCGTTTTGGGCAATCAAATAACATGCGTAACGAGTAAGCATGTAATCCTTGACCAATCGCTGCGCACCTTTGCCAGCGGTTATCATTTTCGTGACCTCACGAAAATGATCCGATACTTCTATTCCACTGGTTTCACAGGATTCGATAGCGCGTCCGATTGCCTTATCAAAGTTCTCCCACCGTTCATAGCCGAGAAGCGGCATGAGGTCACGCGCATACCAAAATTCAATATGTGCCTCCTGGTCGCTATGTATCACAAGGTCAAATTGCTCTTTGATTTGACCGACTCTCTTTTTATCCATTATTCACCCTCCACTGTATTCGCAGTAAGCACTTCATCCGGAAAATCTCTCACTTTTACGGAAACAGACACGCTTTTCCCACTTTTTAGGGTTCCTTGCTCCTGGCAGCGAGCGAACTCCATGCGCAAAACGGCAGCTATCGTTTTCTGCCCGAAATCATCGAGCAGAGAGTATTTACGCATCACATCCTCGTACTCCTCCTGCATTGCCCAGTTTCCCAGTTGTGCGACTTCCATGTCGTTCAGTTTGGCTGGGGTCGGATCATCGGACGTACCAAGAATATAATCGATTCGTTTATCAAAAACCTGCGTCAGTTTTTCAAACATCTCAAAGCTGGGCTTGCGTTTTCCGGTTTCCCACATGGCAACGGTGCCACTGGATACGCCAAGTGCTGTCGCAAGCTCGATCTGTGTCATGCCTTTTTCTTTTCTAAGGTCTTTCAGTCGTTCAGGAAACATGGTTCTCACACCTCGTCTTGGATTTCACTCATATTATATTACTATAAGTGAGTTTCGTCAAGTCATTTGTGAGAATAGATTTTATTGGGTTCTACAATCGTATAAAATTCTACGAAAAATTTTCTGTTTTGCTATTGACTCGAATAACGCAAAGTTATATAATGTGAGTGAGAAAGGTGAGAAACATATTTCTCATTCGCGGATGTCAACCAGGAAAGGCTGTTTCCCGCACTTGCGGGAGCAGTCTTTATTTTTTCAGAAGGAGGCAATGAACTTGAAAGACAGAAAACGCCAGCGTGAAAACCGCCGCATCAAGCAGCGAGAGGAACGCATCGACAAGCGAAACGACTGCGGCGTGAAAGACCTTACGGCCTACAATGCAGTCCGGCAGATCATGACAAACGGAAAAACCAATATTGTGCTGACGTGACCACCTATGAAAATCCATGCGAGATTTTTGAAGGTGGTATTTTTGCGCCCAAATTTACAGAAATGGAGGTATGAAGGATATGGAAAAGACAACGATGAGCGTACAAGAGCTGTCCTCGCAGCTGGGCATATCCCTGCCGAAGGCGTATGAGCTTGTGAAATCGGAGGGCTTTCCGTCCATCCGCATCGGTACGAGGATCCTCATTCCCGTTGACGCTTTTCGGGAGTGGCTGGTCATCACTTCAAACAAGCAGGAGTGAGCGCCGTGAAAATAACGCAGAGAGGGGGTGACGGTGAAATGCATATGGACGAGTTGAAATCACAGAAGGTATGGCTCTGCTGGAATTATGAGACCCGCAAGGGCAAGCGCACGAAGGTGCCGATCTCGGCAAGCGGCACTGCGACAGGCACGAACAGCGAGTATGCGCACACATGGGTGACATACGATGAGGCTATCAAAGCCGCCGATAAGCACGGCTATAATGGTGTCGGATTCACAATCCCGCAAGGGTACTTCTTTTTGGATATCGACCACAAGGAACTCACCGACCCATTTGTGCACCTGATGCTTGAACGATTCAACTCCTATGCCGAGTATTCAGTCAGCGGCGGCATCCATATCTACGGGAAATGCGATATCGACCGAGTGCCGACCTATCTTGATAAAGACGGAAAATTGCGGCTGGACAAAGCGTTCTACATGAAAAATCCGCACAACAGCACGGAGCTGTACTGCGGCGGTATCACAAATCGCTTTTCCGTTTATACAGGCAATGTGATACATAATGTTCCGCTGAAAGAGTGTACGGACGCACTGCTCGTTACGCTGGACAAGGATATGCGTCGAAAGCAGAAGGTGAAATACAGTGAAAAGCGGGACGGTGATGTCCGTGAGCTGTTCGACATCGTGGCCAATCTGCTGAAGCAGAAAAACGGCGAGAAATTCCGCAAGCTATACTGCGATGGAGATTTCTCCAACTATGGCTCCCAGTCCGAGGCAGACTGTGCACTGTGCGCCATGATTGCATTTCGCACCGGTGCGGACCCGGAGATGATCGACCGGGTGTTCCGGTCCTCCGCTCTGTACCGGGAAAAGTGGGAGCGTGAGGATTACCGCACGGCCACCATCGAGAAAGGCATCGAAGTCTGCGATGGTATATTCCACAAATCTAAGATGGAGCACCCGTATTTTATCCGCTTTAACAAAGCGACCGGAGAGCCGTACATCGTGACACCGCTGCTGGCGAGATATGTTCGGGAGCATTTGAATTACATCCTCGTTAGGGATAACGGCAAGCAGGGGCTTTTGAAATATGTCTACGAGAACGGCTGCTACCGGCTGTATTCCAACGATATGTTCATGGGCATTATCAAGCAGTGTATTGCCGATTATGACGAGGAATTGGTCAAGATGAGCAAGGTCACAGAGGCACTGCAACACATAACAACCGACCTCAACTATATAAGTCAGGAGAAGCTTGATGGCGACGAGGGGCTGATCAATTTCAAAAATGGTCTGCTCCGAGTCACCGAAACGGACACCGTTCTGATCCCCCACACACCGACCGTGTATTCCACGATTCAGATCCCGTGCGACTGGACGGGCAAGCCGGAGCCGACACCTGTGTTTGATGCGTATATGTGCACACTCACAAACGGGGATAAGGCGGTCGAACAGCTGCTTCTGGAGTTTATGGGTGTCTGTATTTCCAACATCAAGGGCTGGCGGATGAAAAAGGCACTGTTCCTTGTAGGTGACGGTGATACAGGTAAATCTCAGCTCAAAAGTCTTGTGGAGCGGCTGCTCGGCAAGGGCAACTTCATCGGCATCGACCTGAAAGAGATTGAAGCCCGTTTCGGCACTGGCGCGATCTATGGCACACGGCTTGCCGGCTCCTCGGATATGAGCTTTCTTTCCGTGGACGAGCTGAAAACCTTCAAGAAGATCACAGGTGGTGATAGCCTGTATGCCGAGTTCAAAGGGCAGCAGGCATTTGAGTTCACCTACAATGGTCTGCTCTGGTTTTGCATGAACCGCCTGCCAAAGTTCGGTGGAGACAACGGTCAGTGGGTATACGACCGCATCATGGTAGTGCTCTGCCCGAATGTTATTCAGAAAGACAGGCAGGACAAGCAGCTGCTTGACAAAATGTACGCAGAGCGCAACGGCATCGTGTACAAAGCTGTACAGGCACTGCAAACGGTCATACACAACGGCTATCGCTTTTCAGAGCCAGAGAGCGTCACGGCGGCGCGGGAACGGTACATGAGCAAAAACAGCACCGTAGTCAGCTTCTTCGACGAGTGTATGTGTCCGTGGCCGAAGGGCCGGATCAATCCCCACTGCACCACGGGCCGTATCTATCGGGTCTATCAGGCGTGGTGCCGGGAGAACAACAACGGCTTCGCTAAGACCGCAAAGGAATTCCGCGAGACCCTTGCCGCCCATCTCGGCTGCTCCTACGCCGACATGACCACACGGCAGAAGGGCAACACCTTCTACAAGGATTATTCGCTCACGCTTGAGGCGAAGGAACAATACGCACGGGAGTACGGCTATGACGGCGCTGAATTCCTGTGATCCAGGTAGCAGAGGTAGCAGTACATGTAGCAGCCTTTTTCACAACTGCTACCCGCAAAAAGCCTTATGCCGCAAGGGTTTCCGGCCTCTGGGTAGCAGAGGTAGCAGTACTTCAAACTTCTCAGCCGAAAAAATCCTTGTTTGGATGCAAGTTAGAGATTTGCCTCCAAGTAATGATTGCCGTGGGCATAAACACAGCGGTAACTGCTACCTTTGCTACCTACGCTGCGAAAAGCCTTGTAATTACTGGGCTTTCCGGGGTGGTAGTACCCGGAAATGCTGCTACCCGTGTTGCTACCCATTGCTACCCACAGCATCAATTCAGGAAGGAGGAAAACAGATAATGGTACATTACCCGTCACTGCCGGAGCTGAAAAAGGCTCTCGGCGAAAACTACAGCATCCGCACCATCGACTTGGAGAAGTGCCTGTACCGGGATTTCGGTAACGGCTTCAATGTGGAGATCAGCGGATGCAGCCGTGCCAACCGGAAGTGTCCGGCTACGCTATATCTCTGGTACGGCGACCGTGCGCCGGACTGCATCATCGTGAAAACGGTGCACGATATAGGGCGAAACCCAGAAGCCATCGGCGAGGCTGTGGAGCAGCTATTTGACTACTCCAACCAGCTGCTCGCCAGCGGCTACACGGACAAAGACAAGCTGTTTTGGCTGAAACACAATTCATAAGAAAGAGAGGATTTTCAAATTGAGGTACAAAATTTACTATGGCGCAAAGCCGACATTCACGGATGCCGACAGGAAAGATTTTTCCCGTGGCGGCTACGAATGCAAAGCCCTTATGAAAGACCGCCGGAACAGACCCGTGGTCATTTCGCAGAGCAAGGATCGGGATTTCCCCGTGTGGAAGGTCGAGTATGGCTTTTCCTGCGTGCTGTTCGGTTCGTATGAGAAAGCAATGGCATTTTGCCACGGTCGTTTTACAAGGTAGGAGTCGCTATGCAGGAAATCAAATATTACCCGCTCATCGACTGCGACAGCGCAGGCAAGGAGAAAACGCCCCTGTTCTTTTCCGACGATGAGGATACGGTGCGGCAAAGCCACGAAATGTATCTGCAGGAGATTATTCCGCAGTATTACCGGCTATGTTCGGTAGGCGGCATATCTGCCGCAAGCGCAAAAACCTATACCATCCACTGTCCGCTATGCGGGAAAGACATGACACCGATCTCTGCACCTGTGGACAAATATCATCTGGCACTTTACTGCTGCAAGAACTGCCATAAATAAGAAAGTGAGGAACACAAAATGAGCAACTATCCTTTAAGAGCAAACAAGTACAACTGGCGTCCCCTTACGCCGGAAACTAATCACTACTACACCGATGAGTACACCGCAAGTATGTACGACCTGTATCTTACCGACGAGTACATCCGTGACCGACACAACAACACCCGCCGCTACTACCGGCTTCATGCCAAACAGCCGCACAGCATTGAGATGGCGCTTGCTTACGATATCAAATGCCCGCGCTGCAAAGGCAATGACCTCAAGCAGGTCGGCAGATGCAAGGATTTTTATACGCTGGGCCTGTACGAATGCCCGGTGTGCGACAGAGATCAGAGAGGAGCACGGAAATGACCACATTCAATGAAAAAGAATATCTTATTAGCACCGCCGAATACGGTGCAAATTTTTGGAATGCCATGAGAGGCATTTCGCACGCCTACGATAAGATCCACGGCGGGGCAAACGGCATTACCGGCGGATATGCACGGCCGTCCGGCAGCAACGACAAGCTCCAAAAGGCAATCAAGCAGGAGAGCCTGTTCCGTAGTATTTCTACTGTTGTAAAAGCCTATGGCGGAGCAAGCCGCATTTTTGCCAAGGACTGCGCCGACATCGCCACATGGGTGCCGGAGGGCGGCAGCATTCCGCTTCAGAACGGAGTAAACGACTTTACCCGCTATGCCGTGGACTCTCACAAGCTGGCGGTATTTGTAAAGCTGGATGATGACTTCGTGCATGACGCAGCATTCAATATTGAGGCTTATCTGACAGACCGTCTTGCGGAGAATTTCGCTAAAGCCGAGGACAAAGGCTTTGTACTCGGAACGGGCGAACATATGCCGACCGGCATTCTGGACGATACCGCAGGCGCAGAGACAGGAATCACCTCTTCCGCGCTTTCCTTTGACAATGTTCTCCGACTGTACCATTCGATCGACACGAAGTATCGCAAAAACGCCGTGTGGCTGATGAACGATGAAACGGCTCTGATGCTGCGTATACTCAAGGACTCCGCTGGGAATTACCTGTGGAATCCGTCCGACAACACCATTCTCGGCAAGCCCGTAGTTATCTCCTACGATATGCCGCCCGTGAAGGACGGCGCAAAGCCCGTGGTGTTCGGCGATTTCAGCTATTACTGGATCATTGACCGCAGCCACGTCAGTGTCCAGGCACTGAAGGAGCATTTTGTTACGCTTGACCAGATCGGCTATCTGGCTACGGAGTTTCTTGACGGCAAACTCATCCGCCGGGATGCGCTCAAGGCACTGAAAATTGCCGATGCCGGGCAGAACGGCTGATTTTCAAATTGGGTGCGGTGGAACTGTTCGGCCGCACCCTTTTCAAAGAAGGTATTACACCGAATTATGTGCTTTTCATAGAGGTTATTTGCCGCTTTGATGGCTAATTACCCTTTTGATTTTGCCTTTTTTGCGCACGCAACCCCGGGCCGTTGCCCGAAACGGAAAGACCCGGAGATGTGACCGCCCCTATGGGGCTATGTATCTCCGAAGCTTTGTCAGGCGGACAGCGGCGCAGGGTCTTGCGTAAATTTTCGCAGAAGTTTTTGAGAGAATAGGAGGAGAAAATGGAACAGCATCCAGTGAGAATCACAGCCGGAGAACGCAACGACACCATATACATTGTGGAGTACGCCACCGGTAGCAGTGCCAGGGAGTCCGCATACGAGAAGGTCAAGCGACTCATTCTGGAGGACACAAAAAGTTATCTTGTAAAATCCGCATAAACGCTTGATATATCCGCAGTTCAGAGCCATAATACAGTACCGCTTGAAGACTGTCGGAAAGGAGGAGCATATGAACAACAACAGACAGTCTTACAACGCTGGGGAGAAAATAACCGCTCTTTACTGCCGTCTCTCAAGAGACGATGAATTACAGGGCGACTCCAACAGCATTATTAACCAAGAGTTAATATGTAAAGGGTGGTTTCTGCCACCTAATACATATGACTGCGGCTCATTTGTGGTGAATGGAACAGCAGTTGTAGGAAAGGAGTAAAAACACCTTATAACCGCTGAAAATCCACACGAAAAGGAGCTGATTTATATGAAATCGATATTTGAGCAGATGGGCGGCACTTACCGTCAGGAGGGGGATTACCTCATTCCAAACCTTGCACTGCCGGATGAGCCGGACTATCAGATCGGCAAGTATGGACGTATGCGTCGAAACTATCTGAAAGAGCATCACCCCATCCTCTATGCAAACTTCCTCACAAGTGGCACACTGCACCGGCATCTTTCAGAGATCGACCAAGCCTGCAACGAGCGCATGGAAATCATCGTTTCTGCTATGGCAAAACAAGAGGGTGTGACCGAAGCCCTGAAAGCTACTGACCAGATGGAATGGGTGCGCCGGATGAACAGCATCCGCAACCGTGCAGAGGAAATTGTTCTGACTGAACTGGTATACGCCTGATAAAATGCCCGTTATCGACCATGGTGCCGATAGCGGGCATTTCTGCGTTTTAATCTTTTTCCTCAGTGCTGGCCACCAACCGGTCAAAGTCACTCTGATACAGCCGATCCTGAATGACACGGTACTGCTCAAACTCGCTTTCCGCAAAGGCTTTTGCAATGGCAGCGGTGACCTTTCCCTTATCTCGTAGAATCTCTGCATCATTGAATTGCAGGAAAGCATCCAGCTTGGAGGCCCAATCTGCCATGGTCATGGGAATGTGCCGTCTGGCCTGCCGGGTAGCATAGTCCAGATACATGGTGACGATTTCGTTCAGCTCCTGCATTTCATCCATGGATAAGTAATTCTTCGCAACAGACACATCTGCCTTGACAATCTTGCCGTCAGGAGCATTCTTCCATGAGGACAGCCCCATGTGTTCCTTGGTGTGATCGGCTCGTGCCATAATGACCTCTGCCGACGTGCTGCCATGGACGGCATAGTGCATCTTATTCTGAACTGTAGCAAAGGAATCCTTTGTGGTCTGGCTATCGAGGGAGTAGTCCACAGCGGTGGCGTAAATATCCGTGATTTTCTGGTAAAAGCGCCGTTCGCTGGCTCTCCTACATTGGAACAAAGCTGTTCTCATTTGCTTTGAGCTGGTATATTCTGAAGCAGACCGGATCGGGGCTGAATTTCAGCATTTCACTTTTGGTGAATTATCTTCCTACAATCATTTTTTCTATGATCGCTGGAAGAGTCAGCGATAGATTGAAGCATCCGAACAGGATGCTCGTCGTATGTGATATAGCAAGCGCAATTACCTGTGTTATACCGCTGGTGTTTTTTAGCTTGCCCGCTATATACTGTACGATTTTTATTCTCTCCTGCATTTCAGCACTGTTCAACAATGTAGTAGATGCTCACTTGCCAAACCTTGACGGAATCAAGGATGCGGTCGGGTTAAAAAAGCTGGCTTCCTCATCGCAGCTCATTACATCCGGCGTCAACATCTTAGCGCCTGCTGTTGGGGGAGTTCTTATCAGCGTTATCCCTGTAAAAATGTTTGCCGTAATCAATATCGCTTCATTCTTAATATCCGCATTCGGTGAATTATTCCTTATATTTAATGCGGCAAATTAATGCGGCAAAAACTACTTCATTCAAAGAACAATCGGAGAAAAAGACATATTCCGCATTCCTTTGGCTATTGAGAAATAAGGATTTTCGCCCATTTCTTTTTGGCGACGGTCTTGTAAATTTTTGCGTTACAGCAGGGATCAGTGTAGCGGTTCCGTTCATCATTACGAACGCTCTTGGGATTTCTTCTGGCAGTTATGGGATAATCACCGGATGCCTCGGCTTTGGCTCTGTTTTAAGCGCCTTGTTCCAAACCAAACATCCTTGTAAAACGGAGCTTAAATACCCATATGTTAAAGTAGGAAGCCTTGGATTCATAATGCTATTGATTAGTCTTATTGCGCGGATTCCATATCATCATATCCTCACAGTTATGGCTTTTTGCATACTTGAGTTTATCGTTGGTTGGCTAAGCGTAGCAATCAACATCAAGACAATTACAACAATCCAAATATTTGTCCAAGATGACCTTCGTGGCCAAGTTATTAGCACTCTGACAGCAGTATCATATAGTTTGATACCTATATCGCTGCTTTTGGCTGGTACAGCTGTTGACATGGTGGAATCTTACGTTATCCCGCTGATTTGCGGCAGTCTGCTTGTTGTGTTGCTCGGATGTATACGTCTGTTGGACTTGCGTGCAAATAAGTTGCCGACAGAATAGGGTTATGAATACATTTTCTTAAACCATCAGGCAGTAATACGCGCTTGCAAACAGCAGCACATTCGCTGCTGCGGATATTCCACGCTTGATTTTCAAGCCGTACACAGAGGTGCAGCATACGGCAAAATAGGCAATGTTCTCAACGCCCCACAAAAGGAACAGGCGCGGTGAAAAAGCGGAGTACAGAAAGCCGACAGCAAGGGTAAGCAGCAGGTTAATTGCAACTGCGTTCAAGCCGTAGGACAGGATAATTTGCTTCGTTGTAAATGGAAGCGACAAGCCCAGCAAGCGTTTGTCCGAAACGGCTTTTACCTGTTGAATCAAAAGCTGGTGAAGCGTACTGAAAACCGTTGCAGCACAAAATCCGGCGATGCCCTTCGTTATGGAAGGATTCTCAAGCAGCGGGACAAAGGTCAGTAAATCCGTTCGCCACACAAGCCACCCGGCGAACAAAAGAAGCACCAGCAGAATCAGTATCCTTTTCTGCATCCGCAGGATCTCAAGTAGGCTCTTCATCCACAGAGCGGTACGCTTCGTTGGTTTCCAATGATGGAGCATTGGGGCGCTGACATAGGACGGGCGATTTTCTTCCGCCATTTGCCGCATTTTCACATAGTCGTTATGGCTTAACGCCGTTGCAGACATTTCAAGAAACTGCAACCGTTCAAAATACTTCGGCAGATTCAGGCGCAAAACACGCTGCGCATAAAGCCAGAGAGCGCACAGCGAAGCAGCCAACAATGCGATGGAGAGGAACGAGTGCAGTATCAACAGGACGGAGCATACTGCGAAAATCGGGAGTGACAGCCATTTAGCTTTGTCCTGTAAATGGTAGAAAATCCACGAAAGAAAAGAGCAGTTGCAGCCATAGAGCGCAAGCAGCCCAAACAGCTTTCCGAACGCAGTATCTAACAGAAAACCGCTTAGAATAAAGGATAATACTCCCGCGATGAAAATCGAAAGCAGAACTGACAATCCCTGTTTTCTGCAAAGCACTTTGTAAAACTGCTTTGTATTGTAGGTCAACATCACCGATGCGGCTTCTATTCTGAACACGGGCGTCTGGTTTAGAAAAACACGGAATAGGTTGATTGTCACCACGGCCAGCAGAACATAGAGAATCCCTTGCGAAGAAACTGCCGTTCCGCGTCCGGCTTTAGCAACCACAAAAATGAGTTGATATGCAAGTGCGACCCCGACAATCAAAAAGCCCAACAGGGGTTGCCACGCATGACGGAGCGTTCCCTTCATAAGCCGCAGCTTGTTTTTTAAGAGCAGAATTTCAGCCTGACATTTCATTCTGTTCCACCAACCTTAAATAAACCGCTTCCATGGTGCTGCTTGTGCCAAGTTTCGTTGACGCAAGCAATTCCTCTTTTGAGCCTGACGCAAGGCATTTTCCTTTTTTCATAATGACGTACTGGTCACACACATTCTCCACCACGTCCAACAAGTGACTGGATAAGATGACGAGTTTGCCCTTGTTTTTTTGCTCCAACAGCAGGGCTTTCAGCATTGCAATCTGTTTGGGGTCAAGTCCCGAAAACGGCTCGTCCGCAATAAGGATTTCAAACTCCCGCAGCAGCGCCATTGCAATCATCAGCTTTTGCCGTGTCCCCTTCGAGAGAGCAGACGGTATTTTGTTTTGATGCTCACGCATATCGAGCCTTTCCAGAAGCTCGGTTTCGGAAGCGCCGCTTTGAGGGTAGACTGCCTTGGTAAAATGCAGATGTTCCAGCAGGGATAATTCCTCATAGAAAACCGGCGTGTCAGGGATATAGGAAATTGGATAAGTATCTGGGCGCAGAGAAAAAATATCTTTTCCGTCCCAGAGAATCATGCCCTTGTCCGGGGGAAGGAAACGATAAATGCTCTTTATGACAGTCGATTTTCCGGCACCGTTTTCTCCAATTAGTCCTACGATTTGTCCTCTGTTCGCGGAAAAGGAAAGACCGTCCAATGCAACCGTTTTGCCGTATGAGTAGTAGACTTGTCTGACTTCAAAATCCATTTTCCGCTCCTTTCCAGCGGTATATCCTTGCACCGCCACTTATCACTTTTAGCCTTTGAAAGATACAACTACCCAATATAATTATACCATGCAAAGTGCGAACTTTTCAATTACTGTCTCCATACAAATGTGCAACTTTTCTATGAACGCCGCTCTTTTTCGCCGCTTCACTTGCCGCCCTGCGGCGTTCCTCGCTGTATGGGGCGGTCAGACGGAAAGAGAAACGCCCCTTGCGGATCACAAACTCCATGCAGCCCGTGTCCGGGTCTGTGTCGGTCTGACGGCACTCGCTGGGGTAAGCTGCGGCATAGGCAGTCAGCCTGTTCTTGAGGTCGGTGTTGTGTGTGCGGATGAAGATGGTGGGTTCTTTCTCGTCAAAGTAGATTTCGGTGGTCTTTTCCTGCTTCGTAAGCCCTGTTCTCATAAATTCTCCTTTCTGCGCCCCTGTTACGCAATAGGGGCATTTTTTGGGTGTTTTTCTTGGCTCTTGACTTGGGGAAAACGGCAATTTTCAAACAGAAAACGCTCCGGCGATACATTCCTCGTCCGAAGCGTTTCTGTCGTGAAATATTCGATTTTTTCGGCTCTTGACCGTCAATCGTAAATCAGCTCATACTTCACGATTTCCTCTGCCTGTGCCTTGCAGGCGTTCATCAAGCCCACCCATTTCATGGGGTCTGTGGCTTTCAGTTCTTCCGTTGCTCCTGCGCTCTTTGCAAGCTCCGGCATCATTAGGTCAAGGCGGCTTCTTGCGGCTTGCTCGATTTCGGCGCAATGCTCGTAGAGCGTTTCGGACAGCACCAGATGTGCGTAGAGTGCAGGGCGGTGTTCCCTGAGGTACGCCTTGCGCAGCATACCGTAGTGACCGAGCCGGATATTCGGCTTTTGCAGTCCGATGTCGGGGATGTAGTAATCTCCGCACTTGATATAGTTCAGTTCCATAGTTAGGCTCCCTTCCTTTTGTGGTACTCATCCCTGCGCTTGGCAAGGGTGGCTTCATAGCGTTTGATGGCTTCGGGGTCTCCGGCTTCCGCATCCGCTTTCATTTTCCGATAGCATCTGACATTCGCTTCGCTCAGATACTTTTTCATTTCAGCCAGCTTCCTTGCGGCTTCTTCATCGGTCTTGGCAAGCTCCGCAAGGGCTTCACGCTCCGCCTTGCGCTTGGCGGTTCTCGTCCTCGTATATTCAGCCTTGCGTGCTGCCATCATAGCGGCATATTCGGGGTCTGCCGCCATTTTTGCTTCCTCACGCTCCTTTTTCCGCTGTCTGGCTATGGCTTCCTTGGCTTTCAGAGCTTCCCACGCCTTAGCGGCTTCCGGGTCTGTTTGGGCGGCTTCTTTCAGCTCCTTTCGGGATAATTTCTTCTGTCTATTGTCTCGCTCCGCCCGTTTGCGCTCGGCTTCCAGCAGCTTTTCACGCTGCAAGCGTTCCTTTTCCTCCATTTGGGCGATATGAGCAGGGTCGGCTTCCCTGGCTTCTTTGATTTTCTGCTGTCTGCGGTGGTTTCGCTCCCGCTGCAAGGCAAGTTTTCTCTCGTATTCGGCAACCGCTTCCGGCTCTCCGGCTTCTGCGGCTTTCTTCAATGCCGCCTTTTTCTGTTTCTGAACCTCTGCGGCTCGCTTGCCCTTTTCCTGCTTCTTCCTCAACTGCTCGGCTTCAATGGCGGCAATCCGTTCTTCCTCGGAAACCGTTTCAACAGGGGGATAGTAGCTGCCGATGAAATTGAAGTGAATGTCGATGTTCTGCTGACGGTAGACGGTTCGACCGCCCGTAGCTTGATGGACTTCCACTCTGTCAATAAAGGCGTAGAGCATGGTATCCGTCAGTTCTTCGCAGTTCCGATATTTGTTGACTAAGGCAATGAAGCGGCTCGTGTCAATCTGCTCGACCTCCTCCTGCTGTATCTGCCCCTGCAATTCCTCGACACGCTTTTCCAGCACAAGCTGTTCTTCATCGTACTGCTGGATCATCCGCTGCGCCTGTCGCTCCGGCAACAGACCGCTGATGGCGCTGTCGTAGAGCTGCTGTATCTTTGCGTCAAGTTCAGCCATACGGGTTTTCGCTTCGTCAAGCTCCTGCTGTCCGTTGGCGGCTGACCTTGATCTGCTCTCGTTCCAGACGGCTTTCAGTTGGGCAACAAACTCCGCTTCGTTCTCAATGACATATTTGCTGACCGCTTTGATAGCCTGTAAGATTGCCGTTTCCAGAGCGGAGGTCTTGATAAAGTGGGAAACGCACTCGCTGTTCTGATTTCGGTAATTGCCGCATTGGAAAGCGGAATCCGAATCATAGTGCTTTCCGCTGCGCTTTGCGTCCGGGCTGATAAAGCCCATCCGTGAACCGCAGTCCGCACAATAGACCAAGCCGGACAAGCGGTGGGAATACGTTCCGTTTGCCGCTCTCGGCTTTTTCTGAACACGGAGTTTTCTCGCCATATTCCATGTGTCCGGGTCTATGATGGCTTCGTGGGTGTCGGGGAAAATCATCAGCTCGTCCGGTGCTGCGGCTCTGCGCTCCTTCGTCTTGAAGTTCTCGCAGATGGATTTGCCCAGCACGGTATGACCGAGGTATTCCTGCCTGTCCAGAATATAGCCGACGGTGGTTGCGCTCCAACGGCAGGGGTCTATCGGCGCTTTGTGCCTGCAATTTTCGGGAGAATACTTTGCCGCATACGCAGACGGTATCAGCACCTTTTCCTCTGTCAACATTTCGGCAATCGCCGTAACGCCGACGCCCTGACTGGCAAGGCGGAATATCTTTCGGACGATTTTAGCCGCCGCTTCATCCACGACAAGGGTCTGCTTATCGCCGTTAGTTCTCTTGTAGCCATAGGGGATGGAGCCGCTGCACCGCAAGCCGTCCTTCATTCTGGACTTAAAGACAGCCTTAATTTTGTTGCTGGTGTCCTTTGCGTAATACTCGTTCATGATGTTCAAAAACGGCGTAAAATCGTTATCCGTCGGGTTTGCGCTGTCCACATTGTTGTTGACGGCGATGAAGCGAACGCCCTTTTTCGGGAAAAGGATTTCCGTGTAGTAGCCGACTTGCAGGTAATTCCTGCCAAGCCGTGATAGGCCTTTTACGAGCAGGTTTTCCACCCGTCCGGCTTCGATTTCTTCCAGCAGGGCGGCAAAGCCGGGTCTGTTGAAACTGACGCCCGAATAACCGTCGTCACAGAAATGGCGAATGTTCCTCATCCCTTTCTGACGGGCATATTCTTCAAGGTATTTTTTCTGATTCAGGATGGAGTTCGATTCGCCAGCCTGCTCATCGTCTCTGGATAATCGCTCGTATAGAGCTGTGATTTTGATTTCTTCTTTCT